TATACAACCTGCCAGATGTCATACAAAAGTTTATACACAAAGTATATGCTGATGATTTTGTGGCACAGTTATCAGAAACATTCAACATACCACTCACAGTGGACTGGAACTTGTATGGTGCAGGACTGAATATATTTCCTCCAGGATCACATCTACACAAACACATAGACTTTAATTACAACAATGATCTTAAAAAATATAGAGCAGTAAATTTGTTGTATTTTTTAAATGATGATTGGATGGAAGGTGATGGTGGATGTTTTGAATTGTATGACCAAAACAAAAAGTTAATAAAATCTATTGAACCCAGACTGAATCATTGTGTTATATTTGCTACCAACAACAACACAACACATGGTGTGAGCACAACACAGAATGCATTCTACAGAAAATCAATCAATCTTTGGTACTACACAAATAAACCAACAGCACTGTTAGATCGTAAACCTCACAGAACTTTGTGGGCATAAAAATTCTCACTTCTGGTTTCGGTTAGATAAATACTTGCATAGTGATGTTAAAGACATTATTATTAGGCACATAAAGGCAAAACATAGGCATAACAAAGGAGGCACACTATGGCATCTTTAGCAGAAATACGAGCGAAGTTACAAGCGGCAGAGTCCAAAACTAGCTCGGGTCCATCGGACAACGCAATCTACCCACATTGGAATATTAACGAAGGTGACACTGTCACTGTTAGGTTCCTACCTGACTCAGACACCAACAACTCATTCTTTTGGGTAGAAAGAAACATGATTAGACTTCCGTTCAACGGAATCAAAAATCAACCAGACTCAAAAAATGTACAAGTTCAAATACCATGTATTGAAATGTGGGGCGAATCATGTCCTATATTAGCAGAGGTTAGAACTTGGTTCAAAGACAAGTCATTAGAGGAAATGGGTCGTAAGTATTGGAAGAAAAGAAGTTATATCTTCCAAGGCTTTGTAAGATCCAATCCACTCGCAGAAGATTCAAATCCAGAGAATCCAATCAGGAGGTTCATTATTGGTCCACAGTTGTTTGGCACAATTAAGTCAGCACTCATGGATCCAGAACTAGAAGAACTTCCAACTGATACAATGAAAGGTTTAGACTTCAAGATCGCAAAGACTTCTAAGGCCGGATATGCAGATTACACTACCTCTTCTTGGGCTAGAAAGGAAAGTGCATTGACAGCCGAAGAACAAGGGGCAATTGACAAGTATGGGCTATACAATTTATCAGAGTTCCTACCAAAGAAACCTAGTGAACAAGAACTGAAAGTAATGAAGGAAATGTTCGAGGCTTCTGTGGACGGAAGACCTTACGACGCCGATCGTTGGGGTGCATATTACAGACCTGCTGGTGTGAACGCACCAGATAAGGGTAATGCTCCCTCTACTTCAGCAAACACTCCAGCACCTGCCACTGATGTGGCAACTCCTCCGGTAACGGAAGTGAAAGTTGAAGCACCCGCACCACAACCTGCTCCAGAGCCAGTGGCTCAAGCAGACGGCGCCAGTAAAGGCTCTAAAGCTGAAGACATCCTAGCGATGATCAGAAGCAGACAAAATAAACAGTAGTTGTTCTGTTTAAAACTCAAGTCATAGGGGTGTTTTCATAAGCACCCCTATTTTTTTGTAAAAAATATATGTGGAAACAAAAGTTTTTTGATCAGCAATATCAAGACCCAAACACAAATCGCAGTTGGGCAGGCACACAAGATGGCAACAAGTACTTTGTGGCATATCATCATTTTGATGCTGAACAAGTTCCTGAAGGCACCAAAGACCTTTACCTAGTAGATCACTTAGGTGGCTTTCGCAAAGGCCGTTGTGAGTTTTTGGATAACTTACATCGTGAATACGGCAATCGTTGGAACATTGTGACTGAATACATAGACATACCTTACAAACAAGATTTCTTCAAAAACTTAGAGTTTCATTATATGCATGATTGGAGTCATGCCAAAGACAAACTGTATCCCATGGCACCTAACTCTGTGCAACATTTTGTAAGTTGTTTCAATGGTTCTGAAAACATTGGTAGAACCATGACAGTGGCATTTTTACTCAAAAACTATATGTGGGAAAAAGAAGTGTGTTCTTGTAACTTTATGTTTCAAGCTGTCAAAGTAGATGGCTTTATCAAACACGAAGTTAAAAATGACAGAATAGTCAGAAAGTTTTTTACCACACAAGGTGTGTGGAAGCCTAGAGGATTTAATTATCAACCGTTCAATCATTCACATAATGTAGACATACTGGCACACAAAATACAAACCACATTTTTACAGTTGGTCACAGAAACACAACCAGACTCAGACATACCATTTGTCACAGAAAAGTTTGTGTACCCTGTGTTGAGTCGCAGACCATTCATTGCCATAGCACAACCAGGATGGCACAAGTTTTTATCTGATGTCATGGGCTTCAAACTGTATGATGAAATATTTGATTATTCATTTGATTCAGAAATCAATCCTGTGAAAAGATGGATGGGTGTGTACAGGCAACTGGTCAAATTACACACACTGCCTGCAGATGATTGGATAGATATATTGTTTGAAATCAAAGACAAAATAGATTACAATGCAGATCATTATAAATCAGATGACTTTATGCGAGAAGTGATAAATTATTTAAAAAACCAAGATGAGCTTTAAACTAGTATTTGAAAATTCAGGCGATGAAGTCCTGTTCAAACTGACACACAATCCAGAAGTGGCCAAATGGTTTCTGGAGAAGTTGTCACGAAAAGAGTTTAGTACGGAAGATCTACAGGATCTTGATCTCAAACACATACACAAATCTTGGCTCAAGTTTCAAGAGATTGGTGACAAACTAGACACATATTTTGACTTTATAAAATGGTATGATGAACTAGAAGATTTGCTAGATCCTAACATCATAGCAGATTTGCACTATGGTTATGCCAACACCACAGAATGGAATCCAGGTCAGTTCATGGCTAAAATGACTTCAGCCAATATGACACAAAAAATGAGTACACAAGAAGAAGCAGATTACAAATCACTGATACAAAGAATTAGACACGGTGCTCAAAGAGAAGACAGGCACATCACATATGGTGATGTATTCAAAGCATATGGTCATGGCAAACTGTATAGAGATATGCCCAAAATGTTGAATTCAATACGACAAGCATTTTCATCCATAATGTACTATCCATTTCATGAGCATGACACATTGCCATTTGCCAAACAAAAAATAGGTTACGACACAGAATATCATGCCAACTTCAACATAACCAGAGGGGGCAACATCAGAACTTCATTTGAAACATATCTAGAATATGATGATGAAATGGTATTGAAAAGATGGACACCTGACAGAGAAAAAATTGGTCTATATCAGCAGTATCCTGCAGAAACAGACTGGCCAGGATACAATAACTTTCATACCATTACCATGAATTTTGAAGTATCATTGGACAGACCAAGAACCAGAAAATTTTCGCCAGAATACAAACACTGGTGTACCAGTAGAGGTATCAAACCTGTGCATGATAAAATACCACTAGGGTGCATTCCTGATCTTGTGGACAGGATAGCAGATTATAGAAAAATATTTTATCGCAACAGACATGATTATGTCAAGATTGTTCGTACCTAAAAAGGGCAAACATTAGGCTTGACTATGTGTGTGAATGACAATATAATAAGGTATTAACAAAGGGGAAAGTATGCCAAAGCCATTTGATGTAAGTAAATTTAGAAAGAGTATAACCAAAAGCATAGACGGTCTTTCAATAGGATTTCATGATCCTACTGATTGGATCAGCACAGGAAACTATGCACTGAACTATTTGATTTCAGGAGATTTCAATAAAGGCATACCACTGGGCAAAGTCACTGTGTTGGCAGGAGAGTCTGGTGCTGGCAAATCTTATATTGCATCTGGTAACATAATTCGTCATGCACAAGAACAAGGCATATTCTGTGTGTTGATAGATTCTGAAAATGCACTGGATGAACCTTGGCTCAAAGCATTAGGCGTAGATACTTCCGAAGACAAATTAATGAAACTGAACATGAGCATGATAGATGATGTGGCCAAGACCATAGTTGAATTCATGAAAGATTACAAAACACAAGATGAAGAAAACAGAACCAAAGTTTTGTTTGTGATAGACTCGCTGGGTATGTTGTTGACTCCTACAGATGTAGATCAGTTTGACAAAGGTGACTTGAAAGGTGATATGGGTAGAAAGCCCAAGGCACTAACGGCACTGGTTAGAAACTGTGTGAATATGTTTGGTTCATATAATGTAGGATTAGTGGCCACTAACCACACTTATGCTTCACAGGATATGTTTGATCCAGACGACAAAATATCAGGCGGACAGGGCTTTATATATGCTTCTAGCATAGTGATAGCCATGAAGAAACTTAAACTAAAAGAAGATTTGGCAGGCAACAAAGTCACAGATGTCAGAGGTATCAGAGCCGCTTGTAAAGTCATGAAAACAAGATTCAACAAACCTTTTGAATCAGTGCAGGTCAAGATTCCGTATGAAACAGGTATGAATCCATATTCAGGACTAGTGGACATGGCAGAAAAGGCCGGACTATTGGTCAAAGAAGGCAACAAGTTATTGTACAAAGGCTCTGCCAAAGAATACAAATATTTTAGAAAGGGCTGGGAAGGCAATGAAGATGGCTGTTTGGATGCAGTCATGGCTGACTATGGCAAACCCAAAGTAGGAGGAGAACCTTCTCCAGAAGCAAGTGCAGATCCTGTTGTGGATAAACCTGTGGAAAAAACTGCCACAAAAAGTTCCGTAAAGGCAACTTCTGAATAACTAACTGCATGAGTCAAACAAACGAGTTAAACATCATTGCAGAGATCTGGGAAGTCAACAAGGACCATATAGATTTTGAATCCCAACACACAGCCGCATCTGATTTATTGGCACATCTAATAGATGTTGCAGGTTATCAAATAGATGATATCAAAGATTCTGAATTGATGGAAGATGAACACATGGCCAAGGTCATCAGAGATTATACACACGAAGAAGAGGATGAAGAAGACGACGACTATGATGACGACTACTTTGATGAAGATGATTACTAATGTTTCCAATCAAACAATCTCCAGCCTGTACACTTAAATGGTCACAGAGCACAATCTGGATTCAAAACGGCATCACTGCTTCGTGTTACTCTGCTTCTATAACCAACACCAATTCACTTAAAAACTTTCATAACACACCAGAGAAGATCAGAGACAGAACCAAAATGTTACAAGGTGAATGGCCTGGGCATGGATGTCAAAAGTGTCAGTATCGTGAACAAGCAGGTCAAGAATCTGATCGCACACTGCACAATCGTAAAACAGAACATTATGCTCCAGAATTGGACCACAATCCTGAATCAGTTGAAGTCACACCTACTATACTAGAAGTTTATTTTTCCAACGAATGCAATATGAAATGTATAACTTGTGGAGAAGCATTGAGTTCACAATGGGCCAAGGAAAATAGAGAGCATGGTAGATTTGAATCTGACACAATAAAGCTAGGTCCAGGATTGACATACACTAAATCTGTTGCAGATAAAGATCAAGGTGAGTGGAACTACTCAGAAGAAAAGATTAACAAACATGGACAAAAGCAAAGATTAGCAGAATTTTGGCAATGGATGAAAAACAATCACCTATCTTTGAAAAGATTGAACATACTAGGAGGAGAACCATTTTATCAAAAGAATATCAAGGATCTGTTAGAATTTTACAAACACAATCCCAATCCTGAATTACAGTTTTCTGTGACCAGCAATCTAAACATTGACAAAGAAAAGTTTGGTTGGTACATTGACAAGTTTGTGTTCTTGACAGGCAACAACAATATCAAAAATTTACAGATAGTGGCATCCATTGATAATTTGGGCATATCAGCAGGATATATCAGACACGGTTTGGACATACTGAAATGGTACAATAACTTCAATACACTGTGCAATACGCCTGATGTTCAGTTGGGTGTGAACTCTTGTATATCTGCATTGAACATACCTGAATTTAAAAATTTGGTAGAAATGATCAACAACTCTCGCAAACAGTTTAACAAAGATATTTGGTGGTCCATGGAGCCTGCCACACATTCACCTACTTCACCTTTTTTGCATCCAAAAGTGTTTGGCCACTTGCTCAACGACTTTTATGATGCTATACTACAAGAAATGGATCCTACACAATCTGAGTATGCTATATTTGATGGTTGGCAGAAACAGTGGAGGGTACTAGAGCCGGACATTGACATGATGAAACAAACAGTAATATTATTAAATGAAATGGATCGAAGACGCAACACTGTTTGGCAAGATGCATTTCCAGAAATAAGAACAATAATGGAAAAATGTGGTATTCTGAAGTAACCAAAGACATAACCAAGATACCTGATGCTATCATGCATTATGAAAATGAATTGGAAAAAGCCAAACGAGAAGTATCTGTGTATGGCAAGGTTGAAAAAAATCTAGCAGATTTGCCTGGCATCACAGAACACAGATTTCATCAGTTACAAGAAATAGAAGCCATCCTGAATTATCTCAATATACAATTAAGAAAGATCAGACGCAGACACTTTCAAAAATATTTAGAAGCATATCAAAGAGCCTTAAGTTCTAGAGATGCAGAAAAGTATGTGGATGGCGAAGATGAAGTCATTGACTTTGAAACACTGATCAATGATGTAGCATTGTTAAGAAACAAGTGGCTGGGTATCATGAAAGCATTGGAGTCCAAAAACTTTATGTTAGGACACATTGTGAGATT